CCTTGCCAATCTAAATTTGATAACTAAAAAACGGCTACAATCGACAAATCAATATCTATTAAGCCAACAATATACTTTGGAGTTATCTATTAAGAAAAGAGTGAATAGACTAACTGGCTACTCTGAGAAGACTAATAGGAATGTATTAATAAAACCATTTAAATATAACCAGTATTATTCTAAAGGGAGGAATGTTAATAACTCTAACAATAGATCAATATTCTCCCCCCACACTACTGAAAGACTTTCTATAGAATATAATGGAAAAACTTATAAAGAAATGGGTAAGACGGGATTTTGGGTCGAGTTCCGGGCAAGTGATGGATCACAAATTAGAAAGCATAGTTTTAAGAATACAATAGAGGAGGTAAGTACCTCCAAAAAAAAGTTTGATGCTGCTGCTGAAAAGGCGGTAGCTTGCGGATCCTAGCTCCTAAAATTATAGATGTATTCGATGTAGCTGGAAGAACTGAAAGAATGATGCCTGGAGTTAAAAAGCCTGGATCTCCACAAATGTTTGATTTACTTGAAATGAGCTATGACGCTAAAGACGTTGGATATTACCAAAAAAAAGGATTAAAGCTTAGAGCTAACAGTAAGCAAATAGCGTGCTGGGAAATGGCTATTGATCTCCTTGCTAAGATCCCAACAGTTGAAAAAAGACGATTAGTTTGGTCTAGATCTTGCCGGTTTAGCTGGTCAGTAATAGCCAGGCAATTTGGCTGCCATCGAGTTACAGCTAAGAAAAGATATAAGGATATAATTATAGATCTCGAAAATGTACTGCCTAAATCAATGCTAGACAGAATTGACAATTTAATCTAGTAACAAAGATAGGGTCAGGAAAGTGTGAGTTTATGGTAGGAAAACCACTTCATAAGATCCAATGTGAGAGCTTTACTCGAGGCTCTAAATTTACCAAGCAATGTTTATGCAAAGGCTACTTTCAAAAAAGTTCAGGTAAGTATCGTTGCAAATTTCATGGTGGAGCATCTACGGGACCAAGATCCCTGGAAGGTAGATTAAAAGCATTAAGAAATTTAAAATACTTTAAAAATAAAACAGAAGAAGAATTAATTAAATGGATAAAGCAGAAAAGATATGTGAAAGATTGGAGTTAGGAGAACCTCTCTCGACAATCTGTAAGGATAAAGATTTTCCTGATGTATCTACAGTTTATAAAGCTTGTAGAAAAGATGACAAGCTGCAAGAAAAAATTATGAAAGCCAGGCAAACTGGTGTGTGGACTTTGTTAGATAAGATTGCAGAAGATCAACAAATTCCAAAGTCTCCACAAGAGACGCATTTTCTTCGTGAAAAATGGAGCCACATAAGATGGCTCGCAACAAAATTAGCAAGCGGTACTTTTGGAGATAAGTCTCAAGTACAACAAAAAATAGACAACAGATTAATCATATCGTGGGGAACACCGAATGAAGATATTAAACAAGCTAAAGAAATTGTGGATCAAGTATCAAGTGTGGATGTTAAAGACTTACCTGGAGCAAGCGGGGTTAATTCAAAAGCATAACAAAGATAAAAAGAAAAAAGGTTAAGAAAGTTCGTTCTTGGCTGTCGGTTCCACAATCCTCGCACACGCATTATGGAGTTCTATTGCTAGGGTCGTAGGTGTAATACCTGACGACAATTGTTGATACTCAATGATTAATTAAGAATATGGAGAGTAAGTGGAGAGTAAAAGCTTATTACAGCATATAAAAGGATCTAATTTGAAGGAACAAAGGTGGGGTATCCCCGAAAAATCCGCCACTGTTTTTAAGAATATATTAGTTGGGAGTTTAAGACACAAACACACACACAAACAACCTAGCTGCTCTAAATGTTTAAGAAAAGCAGTTATCGTAAAGAACAAGCAATATTTTTGCGCAGAGTGTGAATTAGAAAGAATAGGATATGCCAAAAAATAAATACACAGATAAATTAATTACAGCTATGGTTTTTATCGCAGAAGATACTAATCAACTGGTTATCCATTTAAACGGGTTCGAAGACACTGAACAAGCAAATAGATTTGCAAATAAATTAATGAAGAATAGTGGAATTGAATATACGAGCATTAAAGATTTATTCGATTTACCAACTGTTCACTAAACCGGGGGGAAAAGATGATGTTAGGAATAATAGATCAATTAGAACACTACTGGAGAGATCACAAAAAAGCTGTGATAGCTGTAGCTGTTGTAATTGTTATTTTAGCAATAGTGTAATTTAATGAAAGTACAAATACCTTATACGCCTAGACCATTGCAAGCTCAGCTACATAATAGTTTAGATAAGTATAGGTTCGCAGTATTAAGCTGCCATAGGCGGTTTGGCAAAACAGTATGTATGCTTAACCACCTAATTAGAGCAGCTCTACAGAACCCGTTAAAAAATCCGAGGTATGCGTATATTGCTCCAACGTATAAGCAAGCCAAGGCAATTGCTTTTGATTATTTAAAAATGTTTGCTGGATCTATACCAGGTACAACATTTAACGAAACTGAATTAAGATGTGATTTACCTAATGGCTCCAGGATAACTTTATTATCCAGTGAGGCGGGAGATAGTTTAAGAGGTTTATTTTTAGATGGTGTCTGCATAGATGAGACGGCACAAATAGAACCTAAGCTATGGAATGAAATTATAAGACCCGCATTATCTGATAGAAAAGGCTTTTGCTATTTTATTGGAACGCCAGCGGGTATGGGTAATTTATTTTATGAATTATACCAATATGCTTTAGGTGATCCAAAATGGATGACTTATATAGCTAAGGCATCTGAAACTAAAATTATTGACCAGGAAGAGCTAGACGCAGCTAAAGCTCAAATGGGAGATACAAAGTTTCGACAAGAATTTGAATGTGATTGGATTGCTAATATAGAAGGATCTGTATATGGCGATATTATTAAAAACTTAGAAGAGAAAAAACAAATAACCAAAGTGGGTTATGATCCAAGCTTAGAAGTACATACAGCCTGGGATTTAGGAGTTGACGATAGCACAGCTATAGTTTTTTTTCAAAAAATAGGTAATCAAGTTATGATTATTGATTACTACGAAAATAGAAGAGAGGGTCTTCCTCACTATGTAAAAATTGTAAGAGACAAAGATTACATATATGGAGATCATTTCGCACCTCACGATATAGAGGTTACAGAATTTTCTACGGGTAAGACAAGAAGAGAAGTAGCTTATCAGTTAGGAATTAGGTTTAGAATTTTACCTAAACTTATGCTTGAGGATGGCATTCATAGTTTGAAAATGCTTTTGCCAAGATGTTGGTTTGATGTTGATAATACCAAAACATTAATAAATGCCTTGCGACAATACCATCGAAAGTATAATGAAAAAATGAAAATGTTTTCGAATAAACCAGTTAAAGATTGGTCAAGCCATGCTTGCGATAGTGCGAGATACATGGCGCTTTCAATTTCTGATTTACCCGAAAAAAATGCGCCAACACAAAAAACAACAATGAGTGAATACTCAATACACGGAGAATAACATGGGATTTATAATGCCAAAAGTACCAGCGATGCCAGCGATACCGCCAGTGCAACCTTTACCGGAACCACCAAAATTTAATGATGAAGATAGAGCTGCAGATACTGCAGCTAAGAGAGCTAAGCTTAGAGCTGCTAGAACCGGAAGATCTGCAACTATTTTAACTGGAGCTGACGGCTTAGAAGATGACAGCAGCGTTGTATCTAAAAAAACTTTACTAGGAGGATAATATGGGAGGAGTTCAACAACAAAGAGCCAAAGAAGTTATTGATGCTAACAGATATGTTAAGAGACCAGAAAAATTAAAAGGCGCAAGAGACGCTTATGTTAAAAGAACTGGTGGAAAATTAAGAGCAGTAGAAACAGCCGGGATGTATAAAGATATGACAAGGTTAGAAAAAAAAAGATACCAAACATTAATGGATGAAGATAAAAAACAAACAACTTTAGGAGCCTAACATGGGAGGAGTAGCAAGAGTTATAGCACCACCAAAACCACCCGCACCACCAGCACCGGTTTATACGCCAGCGCCAACAAAAGCAGAAGTATCACAAAGTGTTTCTACTTCAGCAACTGATATGGCTAGAGGCAAAGGTAGATCTGCAACAATATTAACGGGAGCTAAAGGTTTAGGGGACAATAAGTTAACAACGCAAAAATATACTTTATTAGGAGGATAAATGGCGGTAAATAAAAAAGCCAAAAATATAATAGATAAATTCAATACACTGAAAGCTCAAAGATCTACATGGGAAGATCATTGGCAAGATATTGCTAATTATTTTTTACCTAGAAAATCAAATATCACTCTTAAGCGTACAAGAGGCGATAAGAGGCATGATCAAATTTATGATGGAACTGCCACACACGCACTAGAATTGCTCTCAGCGAGTCTTAATGGGATGTTAACCAATACTATTTCGCCATGGTTTGTTTTAAAATTTAGAAGTGAAATGATGAACCAGGATGATGAGGCTAACGAATGGTTAGAAAGCTGCGCAAAAGTTATGCAGCAAGTATTTGCTAGATCTAATTTTCAACAAGAAATTTTTGAATTATACCATGAGCTGCTAGCTTTCGGTACTTCAGCTATGTTTATATCTGATGATCCTAAAGATGATCTAAGATTTAAAACAATTCATATCTCAGAAATCTATATAACTGAAAACGAAAGAGGTATGGTTGATTGTTTAATTAGAAAATTTAAAGTTAAGAATAAAAATATTCCAGCTTTATATCCTGATGCCGAACTACCAATCAGCT